CCAGTTGAGGAAACCATCTTTGCTGCGCTGGGGACCTTGTTCCCTGGTGATCGGCCTGCTATAGCTAAAGGCTTAACACAGCAAGCTAAAGCGGCCACCATCAAGCATTACATGGACATCTACGGATGTTGCGTGGGACTCGACGCCTCCCGGTTCGACCAGTGTATTTCGCGCGAGCTACTTGAAGTGGAGCATGGTCTCTACAGGAAGCTTTTTCCAAATTCGCGGCTTTTGGATCAGCTGCTGAAACAGCAGATGGTTGTTAAAGGCACGGGTTTGTGCAATGATGGATTCGTGAAATACCGTGGCCGTGCTATGAGGTGTTCTGGTGATGTCAATACTAGTTTGGGTAACTGTGTCATTTCAGTGCTTCTCGCTAAAGCGTATTGCGACAGTATTGGCATCACTAGTAATGTGTTCTGCGATGGTGACGATCTCCTCCTGTTTGTGAGCCCTAGTAGTTTGTCGCTTCTCGCCGATCTTCCTGCGTTTTACCTTGGGTATGGTGTACGCATGAAGGTCGAACCACCAGCTTTTGAGCTAGAGCAGGTGGAGTTTTGCCAGGCTAAATGCGTTTGGGATGGGGCTGGTTGGGTGTTGTGCAGAAACCCCTTCAAAGCCTTGAACACTGATGCTTTTGTTCCGTATGCTTTGAGGCAGGAACATTCATTGGTGCTCAATCGTTCTGTGGGCTTGTGCGGCTTGACTATGGCGGCCGGCATGCCGATGCTCCAGACGTATTATTCCAAACTTATCGAGACTGGTGAAACTGGGAAGTTTGAGTCAGCTGGCATCGCGACCGGCATGCATATGCAGCACGCTATCCAAGTGCGTGCGGGGCACTTACCAGTGGTGCGCCCTGTCGATCCGGAGTGCCGCGTGTCTTTTTGGAAAGCTTTTGGTATCAGTATCGATGACCAATTGCTTTTCGAAAAGGCCATCGAGGAGTGGGATCCTCGCCGCCAATTCAAAGGTGTGATTTGCCCGAAGTTGCACTGCGAACCCATTCATTGTTCCCTCCGTACTGGTTTTGAACATTGTTTTGTTGAAGATGGCTAAAGGAAAGAGCAGGTCTAAGCGTGGTGGTAGGAAGAATCGCGCAAAAGGTAGGAGGGGTGCTATGATAGTCCCTCATTCTGGTGGGTTAACACCTTACCAACACGCCCTCTTTGACCCTTGTACGGGACCCATGGTTAGCCCTTACGGCGGAACCCGCGGTTTCATACAGCGGTTCACTTTTGATGCGGTTGTTAATACCGCAGCTGGCTTGACCGCAGGAATAGTTGTGTATTATCCCGA